AAGGTATACCCATAATTTGAGTATGCACTGGACCAGTCGCTGGAAGTAATTCTTTGTAAGCTTGTGCTTGAAACTGTGTAACTGCTTCTGCTAATACAGGGTGAGTTGCACCACTTGCATTTGAGAATGGTTGAGATCTTGTTTCGTATTTAAACCCTAATAAATCTAGACCTTTTGTATATGCATCTTCCCAGTCTTTTCTAGATGCTTTGTACTGTGTGTAGTTTTCAAAAAGTTCAGAACCTAGTTTACCTAAAACTTCTTCAGGTAATAAGTCTGCTAAATTGTCAAAGTGTTCGTTAGTTCCTGGCTGATTTACAGCTTCAGGGTCAAAAGTAATTGTAGCACCACCATCCTCGTCTTGTTCAACTTGAATATCTTCCGGTCCTACTTGTTCTTCTACGTTTGCTTGAGATGCTTCTGCTATCTCCTCTTCGCTAGGTAATTTTATTTCCTGCTCTACGTTTGGTAGAGACTTGTCTATTTCTGACATTATTTTTCTCCGAGTTCGACACCACTATAATCTTTTTTTCAGGAACATTCAACCCCTGTGGGTTAGGTCCTCTAAGAGGTGGTATCGTAGTTGTTAGTTTTTTAGTCATCTAATAATCCTAATCCTTGTATAGCTAAAGACGCACCAAGTCCTGCTATACCTGCTCTTGATAGTAATCTTAATGCTGGTTTAGCCATACCTAATCTAGCTACTTTTCTAAAAGTTGGATTTAAACCTCTTGTTAATTTGTCTGTCTGTTCAGCAAATAATGGATAAGTATAATTAAAAGGATTAGTTGCAATATCTGCAGCTGAATCTCCTTCTGATATTTGATTTGCAATATCCATTGCAGCGAGTGGTGCTAATATTCCAGGTGATGCTGCAATACCAAGTCCTCTACCTAATACTCTTCCACCTGTTCTTATTAATCCTTTTTGTTCAACACCCAATCCTCTTGATCTACTGGCTTTAATTGTAGATGGTGCACCAAGTGCTGTTGATGCAGCTAGTGATGCTCCAACTGCAGGTAGTTGATAATCTAAAATACTTGGTCTTTGAAAATCTGGTGCAATTGGTTGTGTTGCCATATCTACTAACATATTTTTTTGCTGATCTTCGTTTGATAAATAACTTGTTACATCATCGTTTCTAAATTCTTTTACAAGTGCAGCCGCAGCTCCACCAGCAAGTCCTGCTACACCAAATGTTTTAAAACCACCTGATTTTAAAAATCCTAATGCTGCGTTTTTAACTTTTGTAAGAGGTCCCCCTGATTCAGACATATTTGCAATTTTCTGCGCAGATCCTTCAGGGTCACTTCTTATAACTGCTTCACATGTATCAATAGGGCCTCCAAGTTTAGATGCCAATAACTCTCTACATGCACCTCTAGTTCCTTTAACATCTTTTATAAATAAACTTAAATTTTTTTCGTATGATTTTTTTCCTCTAGATAAAATTAATTCAGACGCTTCCGTTGGTAGTTCTCTAAATTCTTTTGAATCAAAAAAACCAGGTGTTTTAATTAAATCATCAATATAAGCTGTTGCAATTTTATCTGTTTTAGATTTTAACATTCCTGGACCAGGAGAATTAATATTAATAATATTATTTCTTCCGGTAAGTTTATATTTTGGATAATTTCCAGGTATTGTTTTTTTATAATCTGAAATTAATTTATTAGCTGAATTTATGTATCTTTGTTTTGTTTCTTTATCCGTAGCTTCATAGGCTAGTCTTAATTGAGTTGTAACTTTATTATCAAGCTGTGGTCCTTTCATTAATACATTTAATTTTTTTGTAGAAGGATAAATTCCTTTTGCTGCTTTTTTAATTTCTCCCTCCATGTTAGTTGCAATAGCTTGTTGTAATCCATAAGCATGTTCGACACTTGGGGAATAAGCCGTTCTATACAAAGAAGGAAAAAGTTTTCTTACAGAACGAACTAGGGCTCCTTGTTGATTTTTATATTCAGTAGGGGTTATTCCAAGTGCTTCAGCTGCTCGAGCGTCTCTAGCTATTATTCTATCAAACTGAGGTTTTTTACTAAGGGTCCCAACTGAGGTAGGCATTTTAGACTCAGCTAATTTTCTAATGGCTTCACTACCACCTTCATAACTTGCAACAGCTGCTCCAGGTCCGCCTTTTATTTTTATATATTCAGTGCCTGTAGGAATTCTGGATTGTCCTCCCTTTAAACCAATAGCAGTTACAACAGATCCAGGGTAATTTTTTTTAAAAAATTTTAATGCATCTTTGTATAAAGATTCTTTGTAACCAGATTTATATACTCCTTTAGAAGTTTCATATTTACTTATGTTATCTTTTAAAAATTTATCATATCTTTTTAAATTTGTACCAGGATCTTTATTTTTTTGAACCTCATCATAAATTTTTTTAAGTTCTTTGTTTCTATTAATGGTTTTAGTTATTTTAGTTTGAACAGAGCTATCAAAATCATTTTTAGCATCAAGTGTTCTTCCAGTTCCTAACTTACCTAAAACTTTGTTTTCTACAGCCCATTGGTTTTTTATTTGAGCTTTGTTCTTACCTTCTAAAAGCCTGTCCTTAATATACCCTTCCGTTAATTTATTTAATTCTGGATATTTAGAACCGATGAATCCTCTTGCACCTCCTGGAAAAGCTTCTGAAAAATATGATTGAGCTGATTGTAAAGTAATTGCAGCCTTCTTACCCTCTGCTGTTTTTTTCCATTCCGCAAACAAACTTTTGATTGTATCAGAAGGTTTAAAACCTGGTTTCTTTTCTCTTTCTTTTAACCAGTTGATCCATAGTTGTTTGTTTCCATAAACCTTTTCAACCATTACACCTCCAGGATGCCGGCAAGACCACCATTTCTAAACCCAAGTCCTATATCTATGCCAAGTTGTTTTTGAATTTCCATAATTTCATCTGGGAAGTTATCAGGATTTTTTAATACTTGGTTGAGTGTTTTAAAATATTCTGTTTTTTCTTTTCCAACTAAACTCTTGTCTGTACCTAAGCTTGCAAACAATCTTGAGATATCTTTACCTTGAATACCGTATTTACGTAAAGCTTGGAAACCCATTCTTGCGGCACCACCAGCAAACATTGGTACACGTCCACCCTCTGCAAATTCAAAATCATCAGGGTTGATAGACTCAGGATCAAAGTATCTACTAGTTACTGAATTACCTCTTGCATCTTTTATCTTAACTAAATTCTCTGCAAACTTTTGTATGTCATCTGGTGAGTCTAGTTTTGCAATTGACGCTGCAACTTTTGGTCCAAAATATTTTTGTACCAATAAAAACGGATCACCCATTCCACCTCCACCACCTTCAGTCATAAATTTAAAATCATCTGCTTCCATAATACCTGATAAAGTTGTACCACCTGGAAATTCTGGATCTTCTAAATCTTTTATTCTATTTAAAAACTCTCTAGCATTTGCTCTAACCACGGGTTGAGCATTTTCTGCAACACCTGCGTTTAGATAAATTTTATTTACAATGTCATCTACAATTAAACTATTATTCTTAACATTCTTGATTGACTCTAAACCTTCACCTGAAAATGGCGCTGCAATATCATCTGGTCCGCCACGTGAACCTGGAGGTGGTAAATCGTCTACAGTATCAAAATACCCTTTACCAAATTTTCTATCGACAAGATCTTGAACTACGTCTTCTTTGCTTTTAGTAAAGTTTTCAACCTCATCAATAGGTCTTACTTTATCTCTCAAAGACATCAAACCTTCTGCGTCTAAGTTTCTAGTCCTTGTTGCAAGATCTGTTACGTTCGCTGGCGCTGCAGGTGGAAAGTAAACACTGTCCATTGTCTGCATATTTTTTAAAAGCTGACTTGCTTGTATGTCGTTCAGTTTACCTGATACAGCGTAACCTACAGAACTTGTTAATTCTTCTACTGCTTTCGATCTTGGTAATACACCTAATGCCTCTGCGTTGATGTCCATGTCCAACATCAACTCTGGAGCCTTACCCTTTCCTAAAAAATTTACATTTGTTTTTGTGCCAAGGACCTCGGAAGTGTTACCTCCAAGTTTTTTATATAAACCTATAATCGCGTCTAATGTCTGTTTCCTAGCCATAATATACTAACTTACTTCTATCTGGTAGCGGTTCGTCTTCGTAAGAATCTCTGTTACGAACTAAGCCACCTTGTTTAATACGCATAATCGCCTGTGTTGTGGAGTCGACATAGTCATCGTGATCTCCAAACGGAAATGATGCGCACTCTTCGACAACCTCTTGAGCGTAGTGTTCATGCA